ATCTTAATGACTTAGCATCTCGAGCTAGTAAATGTTTATCTACAAACTCTCGAATAGTCTTAACTTCTCGATTCCCAGCAACAGAAGTAATCATGTATTTTAAACGAGTAGATAATTCAGGTAAATTGTCTTTGTTAATTTTTTTAAGACCTTCTAGTTCACGAGTGATATTACTTTCATCGCGATGTTGAAGTAGCTTAAATGTAATTTCTGTTTTAGAGAATGGAAATGTATAAGGGAATTCATTTGTACCTGGGGTGAATAGAGATTCATCTAATGGTTTAGAATCTAATTGGGATAAATCAACTGTATGAGTTTCTCCATCATATTCAAATGCATATCCGGCACCATATCCCAAAATACGAGAAGCAACCATGATTGCATTTTTATCCCCTACAATTAAATCATCATAATTGATTGGAGTTACAATTAATGCTTTCATTAATTTATCAATTGCAGTGCCGTTTTTGATATAGTTTGAATTAAGAAGAATATCTTCTTCTTTAGCGGTCATGTATTTCATTTCAACATAACCTTGAGCAAGTGGACTTTCAGGAGGGTAAACTAAACCTTTTGAAGGTAGTTCAATCTTTTCAGTTGGGATTTTAAATTCTTCCATAATTTTTATTTGTTATAACTTAATTGTCTTATATAAATATATTAAAGAGGGGAAATATTATCAGGATTTACATTGTATGATAATACTCCTTCTACTTTCAATATAGCTTTGCGGATATCTTCCATTTTTGAACGGTCGAATCCACTAGATGCAATCCATGGATGACCATCTACTTTAATAGTTAATACTGTTTGAAATTTTTCTGTATTTTGTTCACTATAATCCATAGGTTCTTTTGCTGATGCTACTGTAACACCTGGGATTGAGCGGATATCAGAGAATATTTCTTTTTGAGGGCGTTTCTTAATGTTGGTAATAAGCATACCTACCATTTTGAACTTGTCTTGGTATTCCTCATTTAGTCGCTTACTAAGCTCCTCTTTAACTAATGTACGTAAACTATCTAGTTTCATATGTTTATAAATATTGGCCTATCGAATTAAAGTAAAATGTCCTCGAACTACATATTGATAACTAGTTTCAGTTACACCGAAGTTAACATCATATACATAGATTCCATCTTGACATTTGCGGTTATTATAGGTTCCATTCCAACCTTCGGCAGCATTTAATGATTCAAATACACATTCTCCCCAACGATTGTAAATAGCTAAGCGGTAATCATAGTAATCTATACCAGTAGTAAATACGGGTAACCAGGTTTGATTATGTTCGTTGTCGTCGGGTGTAAATGAGTTGGGGATATAAAATAGTAGTTCAGGGCAAACTACAACTGTAATTACTGTTTGTTGTTGAGGTGAAGCACACCCGTTTGAATAATGTATTACTGATAAAGGGAACATTCCTTCAGTATCAAACGTAATATTTAAATTATCTTGTTGGTATGTAACATCCATAAATGACCATTCATTATATCCTGGCAGGTTTGATAAAGCTGTGAATAGTGTTACTACTGAATCGCCTTCACACAGCTCATAAAATGGATTGTATGGAGAAATTGAATCAAGGGTTGGTTGAGGATATACTGTTACTATAGTAGTTGTATCAAAAGTGCATCCACTTAATGTATATTCGTAATTAATAGTATTTGTTCCTATCGCGTTTGATGGATAAAATTCGTTACCAGCAACACCTATACCACTAAGTATTCCTCCGATTGGATTCACGTTTAAAGTAACAAATTCGTCGTATTCACAAAACGGTCCTATAGGATCAATTGTAGGTACTACATTTAAAATAAATAAATCTAGAGTAACAGGAGCACCAACACATCCATTTGATTCTGGGGTAACTTGAATAGCTCCGGGTATAAATCCTGGAGGGAATGAGCTAAAATCTACTGTAATAATATTGGTTCCTTGTCCTGAGGTGATAGGGGAAACACTGCTCCATAAGTAATTATATCCTGCTACTGCAGGTACATCATACATTTCATAGGAACTTAAATAACATATAGTATCTACTCCATTAATAGGTCCTGTTGATGGAATTGGTGGACCAGGTACAACTAATACAGTATCAGGGCCTAAACCAGTACCTCCATTACAAGAAGACCAACCAGCATTACATGTCGGATAAGTTAAATGACAAGTATATTGAGTTGGTCCATTTGGAGTTACGTTAATAGTAGGTCCTGTTCCAATAGCTACAGGATTACCTACTTGATACCAAGTTAAAGTAGGATTTACTGTTGGTCCTGATGGGGTCCATCTCCAAGCATCATTTGTGGTTGTCCAAGCTGAGGAATTTCTCCCAGGTACTGTAATTCCTATAGTACCAGCAGCATTATGTACACCTTGAGTAGCAGTTCCACCTTGCCACTGTAAACAAGCAGGTTTATTTTGGATATAACTTTCAATAAAATTAGTTGATTCATAAATTACAATATGAAATGTTCCCTGGTTTCCAGTACAACTAAACATTGGAACGTTTGTCCAACTTACTGTTAGTTTTCTACAAGGTGCAACTCCACTTGTTTGATATCTAATTTGTCCTCCAATTCCAGGATGCCAATCCTGCCAAGGTCCCATAATACAATTTTTAGGTACTAAAGCATTACCCGTTGGAATTGTTTGGGTTGTAAAAGTAGTAGGTTGTCCTGGGGAGAATGAAATCCAACCATTTGAACCTATATAAAATTGTGTGTAGGTTTGTCCAAAGAAACAAAATGTAAATCCAATATTAAACGGTCCTTGTTGGGTATCATCACCCATAAACAATTGGGTTCCTGTATTGGTTTGGTTTACATATGGTATGTTGGAGACGGCATAGTTAACAGTTTGTTTAGGTAAAGCCCCAGTACCACATTGACTCAAGTCAGCAGTAAGTGTTGTTGATCCTACACCACAGGGCAAAATTTGATCAGGTCCTAAAGCAGGACAGTATTGACCATATCCTACAAAGGTCAATAAAAGAAATATTAATAGTTTTTTCATAGATCCAATATATTGAAAGAAAATAAAAGCCCCAAATTTCTTTGGAGCTCTTATTTGTTTATTGTTTAACCTAGTATTAGTAATTCAATACGCAGTAGTCAGGTTGTACTTCAACAGTAAGTCCTACTATAGTTCCATCATCATCCCAGCTATAATCACCAAAGTTAGCACTTGTAATAACAGCTCCTTTAATGATCCATTCAGAAACGATATCACCTACAGGTCCGATTACGTTGAATGTCAAATCTTTTTTATAAAAATCTGAATATCCATCTCTACCTGTTACTGATTCGTGACCTAAACGTACCCATTCCATTACTGCTTGTGCGCCACTTGGAGTAATTGCATCATACAATGTAAATGAAATTGTATTCCAAATGGTTTTTCCTTTCACATAACGTTGAACGTTAATGTGGTTAAGGGCAACAGCCGTTTGAGATAAGTTTATCGCGCTTACACCTTTTACCAAATATGATGGAACACCATCCATATAAAGGACAAAGCGGTTTGTTTGTTTAGGTTCAAACGCTGTGAAAAATATTTGATTTTGATCTAAAATTGCCATTTTATGTTGTTTAATTCTTTATTATAAATATCTAAATATTTTATTTTTTATCCGGGGAATTCAGCTCCTGTAGGCATTAAGATAAAATCTAACGAAATAAATTCAGCTGTACGTGTTGGTTGGATATAAATTTGACCGATTAATTGATTTTGATCAATTACTGCTGGGCCATTGTTTGTATCATCCATGACAACTTTGTAAGCATATAATCCTTGTTTTTGTTGGATTCCTTCTAAGAATGGAGTAACTCTTGCGATGAATGAATTTCTAGTTGAAATTGTATTTTGTTCAAACACTACTGTATCTGCAATTTGGCGAATGTATGATTTTAATTCAATCATCAAACGACGTACATTTACACGATCTAAAGCTGATTGGGCTTTTTGTAATGTTTTTTGGCCGTATACTACTACACCTTGTTGAGGTAATGTGGCGATTGGATTAATATTATTGCTATACAACGTGTCACGATTACCTTGCGTCAATTTCAGTTCAGCTTGAAGTACTGTGCTTAACCCACCGCGGTTAATACCTGCTGGGGCAAACCAAGGGGCAGATACTTTATCGTTAAATGCATATACACCTGGGATTACTGTTGAGGCTGGTGCCCAAACTTGTTTTCCTGTTGCTGGGTCAATGATGCGAACCCAAGGGAAATATGATGCAGCATATGATGTATCACGAGATTGGGCTTGTGTTACTGCGGCCCCAACTGAACTTCCGTAAACTCCTAAATCCATCACATACATGCTATCACCTCTAGCAATTGTATTAGTGATAATATTTGTAACTTGAGCGGTATGAGTATCATTTAATAAACCAGGAGTAAATAATAAGTTAAATTGGTATGCTTCAGCGTTACCTAACAATGCAATCATGTTATTGTAACTAGCACCAATTAATCCTTGAGTGTTAGTTGAAATTTTATCGTATAAGTTAATAGTACTATTTACAGTACCTGCAGCACTTGCAAATGAACCACCTGCTGATCCACTACCATTTTGTGGAATAGAAGCTGTGTAAGCACTTATTGCAATACCATTTGCATCAAAGTAATTTGGTGTTGGGGAAGAAACTGATCTAACACGAATATATTGGGACATATTTGGATAACTTCCAGATAGTTCCATTTGGTTTGTAACAGAATTATAATTTAATACTTGATCACCAATAATTTGAGAGATGTAACGATTTGAGTTAGGGTCAAGTGTTAAGTTGTTCCATGATTCAAGTACTACTTTGTTATTTT